ACAGTATTGGATGTTATTAAATTTATTGTATCAGAGGAGGGTGTTAAGTCGTATATTGTGAGGAAGATACTACAGCTTTTTAATAGTAAATTATCGTATTACTTACAGCGCATGGACTCTAATTGTTGCTGTATATTTAATGAGTATTTTGAAGAAGAGATTGTTAATGAAAAGGGTAAGATGTGTTCTTATTATAATTTCAGCGGCGCTGAGAGGAAAAATATTGATTTAGCATGCCTGTTTGCCTTTATGGATATCCGAAGACTTCAAGGAAACGTATCATATAATTTTTCTATATATGATGAATTACTTGATTCTAGTTTGGATGAGCGTGGTGTAGACTTGGTTGTTGGATTATTGTTAGAGCGAGTAGAGAAATACAATGAATGTATAATGATTATTAGCCACCGAAAAGAGAGTGTCAAGATAGGTACACATTATAAGAATTCCGGAGATGTTATTTTTCTCGAGAAGGAAAATGGTATTACTAGGAGAATTGATTTTACAGAATCTGTTCATTAAGTAGTGATAATATGTTTGCTAGCCCTCCAATTGGTGTCAATAATTTAGGATTACCCATGGGTAGTCCCTTGTTTAATGCACCAAGCCTGTCACCAGCACCAGCGCCAGTGTCAGACCCCTTACCAATAACACCACCAGAAGCTTCGTTTGATAGAGCTATTAATTATTATGCTGATTATAGTGGTTGTGGGTTTTGGAGAATGATTTGGCCTGAGCATGTTATTAATGCTTATCAGAAAGCTGTTATTCATGGTACAACAATGATGGTGCTTGATGAAAGGTATTACGAGAATACCAAAAGTGTTAGATTGCAGCGTCAAGCAACAGACCACCAATTGAGGTTTTTGCGGTTGTTAAAGGAATTCCAAAAAAGGCAGAATTTTAGAATTATGTATGATATAGACGATATCGTATTTTCTGAGGACATTCCAGACTATAATAAATTTAAGGGAGCATTTACAGATCCGAGTATACGCGAATGTGCATTGAACATAATGCAAGAAGTTGACGAAATTACAGTTACATGTAAGTTCATGCAAGAATATTATAAGAGTAAAACAGGTAATTCGAACGTCACAGTTATTCCTAACTGCCCTCCGAGATTTTGGATGGGCAATTTTTATAGTGAAGAGAAGGTTAATAGGGACTATCTCACGCATAAGAAAAAACCTCGTGTGGTATATCCTGCAAGTGGTGCACATTTTGACGTCGATAATAGGGTTAAGCAAAGAGATGATTTTTTCCATGTAAATGAAGCTGTAATTAAGACTGTTGACCAAATACAATGGGTGTTTATTGGTGCATTCCCTCTTTCTCTGGGATCGCTAGTGCAGCAGGGCAAAATAGAATTTCATCCATGGCAAAGTTTGTACGACTATCCCCGAATGCTTGGAGAATTAGACTTTAATATGTTTATAGCTCCTTTACAGGACAGCACTTTTAATAAGGCTAAGAGCGACTTAAAGTATATTGAGGCGTGTTGTTATGGTCTACCTATTGCTTGTCAGAATTTATGCACGTATGGAAATGCTCCGTATAAATTTACTACTGGAGATGAAATGATTGATCGTATTAAGCATTGCCTGAGAGATGAAGATACATATATGAAGATATCTAAAGAATCTCGCGCGGTAGCTGACAGTAGGTGGCTTGAGAACCCCGATAATGTTGGTAAATTTCACGAAGCTTACATACATCCATATAAATCGCCTGAAAGAAAACTGATAAATTCGCTTGCAGAGAATCAATAAGTCCTATATAATTATTCTGAATGTATAGGAACGTATCATATTCGTCCAGAGAGGGCATAATGCGATTGTACACTTGGGACGCGGAAGGTAAGCGAGTACATTTTGATTTACCATATCGACCGTACTACTATGTAGAGACAAATGTAAAACGTAGTACGGATTTGCTGTCATTGTACAATACACCGCTAAGAAAAGTGGAATTTGTCAATGGTTATAAGAGAAAAGAGGCCATCGACAAGTTAAAGCATGATCAACATGGCTCAGGCATTACACATGAGGTGAGGTTGTTTGAAAATATTTCACCTCCCCAGCAATTCCTGATTGACCAATATTGGCGCCAGAATAATGCTCAAGAATTTTCACAATTTCCAATTAAGGTTATGTTTGTTGATATTGAAACGTATAGCCCTAATGCGTTTCCGGTACCGGATAGAGCAGCTGACATGATAAACGTTATAACAGTGTATGATAGTATCGATAAACATTTTTATACATGGGGGATAGGTGAGTATACACCCAAGACAGAAGATACAACATATGTTAATTGTCAATCTGAAAGGTCATTATTGGTCAATTTTGTTAATTTTATTAAGCAAGATTACCCTGATATACTGTCCGGATGGAATAGTGAGCTGTTTGATATACCTTATCTAATTAATCGCATTACTAAGGTACTTGGCGAAGATTCAGCTAAGGAGTTGTCCCCTGTCAATATTTTGTATAGTAGAGAATTAGTTAGCCAGTTCGGTAGATATAATACAAGATGGCATCTTAAAGGTATGTCATGTGTTGATTACCTGGATGTATATAAGAAGTTTAGTCAAGGATTGAGGGAGTCATATAAGTTAGATGCAATTGCTGAACATGAGTTAGGAGATAAGAAGGTTGATTACGGAAGTACAAATTTAGCTGCATTGTCTAGAGATAATTGGGAGCTATTTGTCGACTATAACATTCAAGATGTACGCCTCCTTGTTAAGATGGAAGAAAAGTTACAGTATCTTGAATTGCTTCGCATGTTAGCTTATGTTGGCCTTACACCATTTGAAAATGCAATGGGTACACTTAATGTAATCACAGGAGCAGCTGTTGTTGAAGCTAGAAAAAACGGATTAGTAGTACCTACATTTATTAGAGACCTCAGCGGGGATAGATATGAAGGAGCATATGTAGGTGAACCGGTTAGAGGGTTTCAAGACTATATTGTATCTTTTGATGTTAACAGTCTATATCCTAATATTATGATATCTCTTAACTTGTCTCCTGAGACGAAGATGGGGACATTTGAAATTAGTGATGATAAAGTAAACTTTTATAAGGTTAAAGGTAAAACCAATACATTAACTAAAGAGAATTTTGCTAAAGGTATAGCCAGTCAGCAGTTATCTGTATCTAAGGCGCGAGTTCTATTTTCTCAGAATAAACAAGGCATCTTCCCTGCAATTGTTGATAACTTCTATAAGGAGAGGGTAAAGATACGCAAAGTAATGAACAAATATAAGAGGCAGCTAGCCGATCTCGAGAAGGGTGACCCGTCCCAAGAGGATCTAGAAGATAAAATTAACAAGCTGCACATTAAACAATTCACTATTAAGATCTTCATTAATACTGTTTATGGTTATTTTGGAAATAAGCATGCCCCGATGGGTGATCCTGATATTTCCAGATCAATTACACTTACAGGTCAGGCGATAATTAAGGAGTCTAATAAAATTTTGGAACAATATGTTAAGGAAAAGTGCAATTTAACTGACGAACAGATACGAAAAACTCCATGTGTTGTATATAACGATACAGACTCTGTGTATGTGACTATAAAGCCTATAATAAACCATCTCGGCATACAACCAAAAACAAAACGAGGTAAGATTACTAAAGAGGTTTATGCTTTAGTTAAAGAGATTGAAGGCTATCTTAATAAGAGAATTATAGAATGGGGCAAGAGGTCGTTAAATTCGATTGATTGTAGGATTCAATTTAAGAGAGAGGGTATATGTGATGTTGGTCTTTTCCTTCAAAAGAAAAGATATATCCTTCACGTTATGGATGATGAAGGTATACCAGTCGATAAGTTCAAATACACTGGAGTTGAAGTGGTCCGCACTACGATGCCTAAAGCTATTAAGCCATATGTTAAGAGAATTATCGAAACAATGTTAACAACGAAGGACTTTAGAGAGACTAATAATGTTCTCAATGAAGCGTATGATGTATTTAAGTCCCTTCCCTTAGAGGATATCGCTTTCGTGATGGGGATTAGCAAATATAAAACAAAAACGTTTGATGAGTATGGTAATATTAAAGATGAGTGCAATGGATTCCATACATATAAAGGTATGCCTATACATGTAAAAGGGGCTTATTATTATAATTTGCTTTTAGATAGACTGAATTTAAGCAGTAAGTATGAAACAATTGGGTCAGGAGACAAAGTTCGGTACTTCTATACACGACAACCTAATAGGTATGGTATAAAATCGTTCGGCTATAAGTATTACTTTCCAGAAGAGCTTAAAACCGACATTATACCTGATACTGAATTGATGTTTGATAAAATTATATATAGTGTAATTGAGCGATTATATGAAAGTGTAGGGTGGAAGCCTAGAAAGCCAGGAGAGTTGGTTCAAACCGATTTATTTGACCTTTTTAAGCTTGATTCTTGAGATATATCATATACAATATTATAGATCATATGAGTAACGATAAAAATAAAAATATAGTTGTTTTTGCCGATAGTATTGGTAGGACGATTGTCGGTGGACTGGAGTCTGAAACAAATAAAACACTAACAGTTAAGAATCCAGCAGTCTTAAATGTTCAACCAAACCCACAAACGGGTCAAATTCAGGTACAACTAATTCCATACTTCTTTAAGGAGTTTGTCAAAGGTGGTACAGGTACAGAAGTCACTTGGGAATTCGTGAAGTCTAATATCGCACGCGCTAGTAATGTAGAATTAGATGATAGACTAGTGTCTCAGTACGAAAATATGTATTCAGTAATTCAGACTCCCGAAGCCGGGTTAGTTGGCGCAGGAGCAGGTACATCAACAGGAGATGCTCCTGTTGTTAAACTGTTTGACGACTAAAATGGATAAAAAAACCCTAGAAGCGTTCAAAGCTTTAGATAAGCTTAACCCGGAAGCTACGTTCTTATCAGAAACGTCACTATCAACAGTAGATGATTGGATTGATACAGGATGTATGGTGTTGAACTCAATTATCTCAGGGTCTCTATATAAAGGTATACCAAAAGGACGGATAACTGGGCTAGCTGGACCGTCTATGTGTGGAAAGACCTATATTATTAACAAGATACTGGGAAATGCACAGAGGAAAGGGTATATACCTGTAGTTTTCGACACCGAGATGGCTGTAGATGATGGAAATGCCCGCGCGGTAGGGCTAGACCCCGAGAATACCAAGTACGTACCAGTAAACACCATCGAAGACTGTAGGAATCAGCTAATCGCACTGTTAGACGGTGTAGAAAGTGCTGGGTTGCAGGGCAAATTCATTATATCCATTGATTCTCTAGGTAATTTAGCGTCTCAGAAGGAAGTTAACGATGCTGAGAAGGGTAAAAGTGCGATGGATAT